TGCCACGATGGCCACTTACACGGCAGTTGTTGGGGCGTTGAGCGCAAAAGGAGCCGATGGATTGTTACCCTTCCCAGTACGGGTCGCTAACGCTGTTGCCGCTGGTGTAATCGGTGCGGCTAACGTGGCCAAGATTGCGGCCACCAAGTTCGACGGGGCAGAAGGCCCAAGTCCAGATACCTCGTATTCGCCCCAGTCCGCAGGAGCGTCCTCTACGCCTCAATTTAACGTTGTTGGGCGTGGTGGTATTAACCAGTTAGCCGAATCCGTTAATTCGGCCAATAGCCGCCCAATACGTGCCTACGTGGTAGCGGGTGAGGTTACTTCACAACAGAACTTAAATAGACGCAGAGCAAGAACAGCAACATTCGGATAAAATGAAAGTAATTGAGCTGGTATTGGAAGATACCGAAGGACTAAACGGCATTAATGCCATAAGCATCGTTGAGCATCCCGCTATTGAGGAGAACTTTATTACGTTGTCGAAAGAACACGAGGTACAGTTCGCCAAGCAGGACGAGGAAAAGCGAATCCTTATGGGCGCAGCTTTAATTCCCAACAAGACCATCTACCGCAACCAAGGCGGAGAGGAATTTTACGTTTACTTCTCAAAGGAGACGGTGCGTAAGGCATCCGAACTATTCCTTATGCGTGGCTACCAAGGCAACACAACGCTCGAACACGCAGCGGAGCTTAATGGCTTGTCGGTTGTTGAATCGTGGATTATTGAAGACCCCCAAAAGGACAAGACGGCTATCTACGGAATGGAGTTACCCGAAGGAACTTGGATGGTCTCAATGAAGGTAAATAACGAGGACGTTTGGGAAAACTACGTTAAAACAGGCCGTGTAAAGGGCTTCTCAATAGAAGGCTACTTTGTTGATAAGTTGCAAATGGAATCCCACTTGGAACGCATCGAGGAAGAAGAAGCCGAGTTCCTGCTATCGAACATTATTGCCAAAATCAAAAAGGATGGCCGCCTAAAAAGCAAGAAGCGAATCGAAATGGAATCCTACTCGGACTACCCAGAGGCGGTACGCAACAACGCAAAGCGAGGCATCGAACTAAACGAGAAAGGCGGTAACAAGTGCGCTACGCAAGTCGGCAAGATACGAGCGCAACAACTCGCAGACGGAAAGCCCATAAGCGTTGAAACAATTAGCCGTATGTACTCGTACCTATCAAGAGCCGAAACATACTACGACGAAGGCGATACCGAAGCGTGTGGTACTATTAGCTACTTGCTATGGGGCGGGCTTGCCGCAAAGCGTTGGTCTGAATCTAAATTAAAAGAACTCGGTAAATTATGAAAGAGACACCATCCCGCACCTCACCCAAGAACGGCAAGCGTGGCTGCTTATGCAAAAACAATACCTATTCCTCCAAATGCTGCGATGGTTCGCTCCGAGCGCAGGGAGTAGGGCCAGTGAACAAAGCCCCGAATTTGTAACAATCCAATAACCATTTAATTAATTGCGTATGAAGGCAAGTGAAATTTTCACCAAGTTCTTTGCGGAGCTATCCGCAGTAGAAGAAGAAGTTAAGTTGGCGCAAGCCAAACTTGACAACGGCACTGTCCTTGAAGCCGAAGCATTTGAAGCAGGCCAACCCATCTTTATCGTTAGCGAAGAAGACCGCATCGCCGTTCCAGTAGGTGAATACCTGATGGAAGACGGACGTGTTCTTGTCGTTACCGAGGAAGGTATTGTTGGCGAAATCAAAGAAGCAGCAGCCGAAGAGGAAACACCAGAGGTAGAAATAGAGGTTGAGGCCGCTATGGAGCCGTCTGTTGAAGACAAGATTAAAGAGGTAGTAATGCCCTTAATCGAAGAAATGAAGGCGGAGTTGTCCGCTATGCGTGAGGAAATGGGTGCATACAAGAAGAAGCAAGAAATGTCTTCTGACGTACCAGCCGCTTCCCCTATTAAACACAATCCAGAAGGAAAGACGAAAGAGGTTGTAAACCTGTCGCAGAATGCGCCAGAATCCGCCCTTGACCGAGTTCTTGCACGACTAAACAAATAAACCAAAATAACAAATGCCCACAACTACTTCAATCACCACGACGTATGCTGGCGAGTTCGCTGGTAAATACGTTGCCGCTGCTCTGTTGAGCGCACCTACCTTGGACAAAGGCCTCATCGAGGTTATGCCCAACGTACTTTACAAATCCGTTATCCAAAAGGTTAACACGGACGACATTTTGAAGGACGCTACTTGCGACTTCGACCCCACGTCTACCGTTACCTTGACCGAGCGTGTTTTGACCTTGGAAGAGTTCCAAGTTAACTTGCAAATGTGCAAAAAGGACTTCGAGCAAACTTGGCAAGCCGTTGAAATGGGCTATTCTGCATTCAAGAATATCCCTGCTTCTTTTACCGACTTCTTGATTGCTTACGCTGCCGAGCGTGTTTCTGCTCGTATCGAACAGAACATCTGGGCTGGTGTTAACGCATCTTCTGGCCAGTTCGCAGGTTTCCAAACTTTGTTCGCTGCTGATTCTGACGTTGTAGACGTAACCGGTACTACCGTTACCGCTTCTAACGTTATCGCTGAAATGGGCAAGGTGGTTGACGCTATCCCTGCCGCTTTATACGGCAAGCCTGACGTTTACTTGTACGTTTCTCAAAACGTAGCCAAGGCTTATGTACGTGCTTTGGGTGGATTCGGGGCATCTGGCTTGGGTGCTAACGGTCTGGACAACAAAGGGACTATGTGGTATGGCGACCAGCCTTTGTTCTTCGACGGAATCCCCGTTGTATTGGCAGAAGGTTTGTCTTCTAACCGTATGGTTGCCGCTCAAAAGAGCAACTTGTTCTTTGGAACCGGCTTGTTGAGCGACAAGAACGAGGTGCGCCTGATCGATATGGCGGACATCGACGGTAGCCAAAATTTCCGCTTGGTAATGCGTATGAGCGCAGGCATCCAGTACGGTATCGGTTCCGACATCGTTTACTACGCCTAATCGTTCTTAAATTCCTTGAAGGGGGTGGTGGTGTAATAACGCCCCACCCCTTTCTTTTTTAACTTACTAAATAAAAACAAAATGGCTTGTGCACTTTCCCTTGGCCGTATTGAACCCTGCAAGGACGTTGTAGGTGGTTTGAATGCGGTTTACTTTTTGAACTACGCAAACCTTACGGTAACATACGATGCTACCAACACGGATGCTATTGACGTTCTCGGAAGCGGATTGACCGCTTACAAATACGAATTGAAAGGAACCTCCTCTTTCGAGCAGGCAATTACTTCAAGTCGTGACAACGGAACCACGTTCTTTGACCAGACCTTGAACTTGACCTTGCACAAGTTGAGCAAGCAGTCACACAAGGAAATCAAGTTGATGGCCTATGGTCGTCCTATTGTAATCGTTGAAGACCGCAACAACAACTTCTTCGTTGCTGGTTTGGAACACGGTTGCGAGGTTACTGGTGGTACTATCGTTACTGGTGCTGCTATGGGCGATATGAGCGGTTATACCTTGGTGTTGAACGGCCAAGAGCCAGTTCCTGCGAACTTCTTGGACGGCACTTTGTCTGCTGCTGGTATTTCAACTATTGTAACTGGTTCTGACTTTTAATTATCTTTGATATATGAATACTAAACAAACCGTTTACAACATCCTCGCCTCTATGAAGAGCGAGCCAGTTAAGGTTGAATTTGCAGCAGTTGACGATGCAGTTAAAATGACTCAAGCTATTGCTCAAAAGAAAGACGAGCTTAAGTCCGAGTTTAATAAGCTGACAAAAATTTACAGCCAATTCAGCCGAGTTCAAAACGACTTCCGAGATGGAGCCAAGAAGGCGATTTTAGAAGGTGGTTACGCTACCCAAGTAAAGAGCTTGCTTAATAAAATCGAGCAAGAAGCCGCATCCCTTGGTGTTAATCCAGAAGGAATCAAGGCGTATGCAGATTTGAAAACAGCGCAGGAGGACTTGATTAAGTTTAACAAGACCACTAATGGTTTGGTAAAGGATATGGCTTCCGTTATTGGTGTCAAGATTTAACAAATCAAAACTTTCAGAAAGGCCACCTCCGGGTGGCTTTTTTGTTTGTAAGAAAAACAAAACGACTGCCTTGGGTTAATTAAAATATGAACATCTTAACAACAAGCGCATCGTCTCAAAACCTCGTTATTATTCCGAGGTCGTTTCCTGCTTCGGTGGTTGTCAAGTTAACCAACGAGTCAACGAACACCACGCAGCAACAGACGATAACTCCAACGTCCGCAAATGGCTATATGACCATCGCAGCGGCTTGGACTTTGGAGGAGGCCAACTTCTATTTGTTGGAAGTATTTAGCGGCTCTAACTTAATCTACCGAGGTCGTGTATTTTGCACCAACCAAACGAACTTTGAGAAGTACACTGTTAACTCTGGCGTGTACACGCAGGAGACCGCTGGGGATAATACATTTGTAATTATATGAGCAACGTAAGATTTGTAGCAATGAACTCCTACGTTCGCCCCGAAATTAAAGAGGTGGCGAATAAGGGATGGGTGGAGTATGGTGAAGACAACGGTTACTTCCAATACCTAATTGATAGGTACAACGGAAGCCCGACCAATAACGCTATTATCAATGGCATTATTGATATGGTGTACGGCAAGGGCCTTGGAGCAACAGACGCATCCAGAAAGCCCGATGAGTACGCAATGATGATGAGCTTATTTTCCAAGCAGACCGTTTCACGTGTTTGCTCGGATTTTAAGATGATGGGTAACGCTGCGTTTCAAGTTATCTACAACCAAGACCATTCCAAGATTGTAAAGGTCGAGCATATCCCCGTTGAGACGCTACGTGCCGAACGTGCCAACGAGAAGGGCGATATTCCTGCCTACTACTACGCAAAGAGCTGGGATGCCGTAAAGGCACGCAAAGAGGAACCAGTACGCATTGATGCGTTTGGTATGTCGAATAACGGAATTGAAATCCTTTACATTAAGCCCTACAAAGCAGGATACTACTACTACGCACCAACAGACTACCAAGGTTCCTTGCCTTATGCCGACTTGGAAGAGGAAGTAGCCAATTACCATATTAACAACATTAAGAACGGCCTTGCGCCTTCGATGCTGGTTAACTTCAATAACGGAATCCCAACCGAAGAAGACCAGACGCTAATCGAGCGCAGGATTGCAGACAAGTTTTCTGGTAGTTCGAATGCTGGTCGGTTTATCTTGGCGTTTAACGATAACAAGGAACTCGCAGCAACAATCGAACCCGTACAACTATCGGACGCAAGCGACCAGTACCAGTTCTTGTCTACGGAATGCACCCAAAAGATTATGGTAGGCCACAGGGTGACTTCTCCGATGCTTTTGGGCATCAAGGATAACTCTGGACTCGGTAACAACGCAGAGGAGCTTAAAACGGCTTCTATTCTGTTTGACAATATCGTTATCCGTCCGCTTCAAGAAATGATTTTGGATGCCATCGAGCAAATCCTTTCATTTAACCAAGCGACTCTAAATATCTATTTCAAGACCTTGCAGCCGTTGGAGTTCAAGGAGGAAATTGTTGCCCCTACTGACGTTGTAGAGGAATCAACAGGAATCGAGGATAGCAGCTTTAGTTTATCTTCTGACGCTACCGATGCCCAACTGGATGAGGTATTCGACCGCCTTGCCGAATTTGGCGAGGAGGAGGACTTGGAGAACTGGGATTTGGTAGATGAGCGTCCTGTTGACTACGAGCAAGAGGCGTATTTAGATTCACTTCTTAAATTGAGTGAGTCGGCAAGCTCTTATATGGCGAATCTTGCTAAAACAGGAGACGCATTCCCAAACGCCAAGAGCGAGCAAGACGGAGTAAGCAAGGATGGCCGTAAGTACAAGATTCGTTATGCCTACGCTCCCAATTCCGCAAAGAGCAACAGCCGAGACTTTTGCAAAAAAATGGTAAACGCAAAGAAGGTCTACCGCAAGGAGGACATCGAGCGTATGGGCAAGCAGGAGGTTAACGCTGGCTTTGGCCCACGTGGCGCTGCTAACTACGACATCTGGTTGTACAAAGGAGGCGCACGTTGCCACCACTTCTGGATGCGTAAGACCTACTTGGCAAAGGCCGAAGGCGTAACGCCAGACGCTAAAAACCCGAATGCTGACATTTCGGTTAACCAAGCCCGCAAAGCAGGAGTTGATTTGCCAAAGAACGACAAGAAGGTTGCTACCCGTCCTGTCGATATGCCAAACGAAGGATTCCTTCCAAAATCTAAAAAGTAATGCCAACTGCGCTTTTTATCAAACGAGAAGATATTGTCCGCAACACGGCAATTTCGGGCAACGTAGATACGGACAAGTTTCTGCAATTCATTAAGATTGCACAGCAGATTCACGTCCAGAACTACACGGGAACCAAGCTGTACGACAAAATTTCAAACGAAATCCTAAACGACACCTTGGCTGGCGACTACTTGGCTTTGGTGGTGGACTACATACAGCCGATGCTTATTCACTTCGCAATGACCGAGTACCTGCCATTCGCAGCGTACACCGTTGCCAACGGAGGCGTATTTAAGCATATTAGCGAGAACTCAACAAACGCAGAAAAAATTGAAATCGACTATTTAGTTGAGAAGGAGCGAACGATTGCGCAATACTACGCACAACGCTTTATTGACTATATGGCCTTCCATTCAACCGAATTTCCCGAATACAATGAAAACGTCAACGAGGACATCTACCCAGACCGAGACAACCGAGCGTCTTCGTGGGTGCTATAAGCCAAAGCAGGAGAATATAAATAAACTACGCAGTTATTTAAGTAAAGATGGGAAATAACATTAACTGGGGCGAGATTTACTGCTCCTCCGATTGGGGAGACGAGGACTACAATACCCGCAGCTTACCCGCTGATGGTGTGCCTGCGTGCTTTAATAACGCCTACACCTATGCCGAGGCATACGAGGTTCGTGTCCTTGCGGATAGCGGTATCGTGGAGGGCTTTGAGTGTTTGGAAAATGCAATAGACGAATTAAACTTTAACTAATGGCCAGTTTTTACGAAGATGCTTCGCTTGTTGTTATACCAAGCGGATACAAGACAAGCAAGATTTACGCAGAGAAGCCGACCGATGGTTCGGGTGATTTGACTTTTACCCGTGCTTCGGATGCTACCCGTGTTGGCCCTGACGGCCTTATTGAGAAGGTGCGGACGAACCTTATTCTGCAGAGCCAAGACTTCTCTACTACTTGGAGTGCAAACTCTTGCACCGTAGCCACCAACACAACTGCTAACCCTTTAAATGGTGCGGTAAATGCTGACACCATTACGTTCACGGGTGGCACTACGCAGAAGTACGTCATTCAAGCATTTTCATTTAATGGTAACTATACGGTAAGTGCTTACCTAAAGGCTGGAACAAATCAGTTCGTTCAGTTCCTTTTGGGTTCGGATGCTGGACTTTATGCCAATTTTGATTTAGTAAACGGAACTGCAAGTGCAACTGGCAGCACCGCAACTATTGTTGCAGCAGGAAACGGTTGGTTCAGATGCTCAATGTCATTCACCTCAACTACTGGTACGCACGTTTTCATTCTAGCGGTAGATTCTTTAGCCGCAACTCGTTTTTCTACTACAAGTTCTACGGGAACGCTGATTGCTTTTGGCTACCAATTAGAAGCAGGCGACATCGCAACAAACTACATACCCACCACCACCGCAGCCGTATCAGTTGGGCCAGTGAGCAACGTACCCCGTCTTGACTATTTAGGTAGTTCTTGTCCTCGTCTGTTGCTGGAACCCCAGCGGACGAACTTGGTGACGTACTCCGAGCAGTTTGATAATGCGGCTTGGACGAAAAATCAAATAACATTAACCGCAAATTTTGCCACTTCACCCGATGGCTCTACAAATGCCGACAGGGCAATGGAAACTTCGGCAGATGCCTACCACGATATTTTAGGTTCTTTTAGCGCAACAAGTGGAACTGTTTACACTGCCTCTTGCTTTGTAAAATCAGCGGGTCAAAATTTAATTTATATTTACATTAGCACGGGAACGGCCGCTGCCGTTAAATTTAATTTGTCTACTGGAACAGTAATAGGCACGGCATTAGGCACGGTTGTAGGTTCTAAAATAACA